ACCGCTTTCGCGGTCCAAAGACTTTGTGGTTCCACTTACGTGGATCTCTCGGATTACCCCCCAAGAGATAGACTAGACGGGTTTTAGTCTGACCAGCCTATTGTGAATCTGAAGTTTGATTACGCTTCTTTTCCGATAGGTAGTAGGCCTTTAAGGAGGCCATAGCCTTTATCCTCATGGATGCTTCAGTTTTGCTGAATGTCCTGAGGTGAGGCAATGGCACGAATTTTAGTTCTACGAAAGCCTCCAACAACTCTTCACGCCCGTGGCTGTTTCTTATCAACCCGTCTAGTGATCTTAAATGATCCTCTATTTGGGCGATAACATCAGCCGCAGGGTGGGGACAGAGTGGTGGATAAAGAAAAGTCTTGGACAGCTCTTGTGAGAGCGGTACTCCCAAGCGGTTGAACTCGGGTCTGGGATCTGATTTCATTTTCCAGAACACCTTGATCACCTGCGACAGTTTTCCTTCCAGTTGTTCTATGAGTATCTCCTCCAAACATTGTTTGTAGATTTCCTCATCGATCGGTACTAGATCTGACCCTTTAAATGGGGGGATCTGTCCTTTCTTAAGAATAACTGAAAGAATTGCTGCCAGCTCCTGACCCTTTCTGGTCAGATAGCTGGGGGGACTAAGAACTTCATTTTCGAAAACTCACCCTTTCCCTTGAGCTGTCTCCAGGACGAGGAATAAGTCATACAATGACTTGCTCCCAGCCTGGAGTAGAGTAGGGGAAATTGGAGTGATCTCAATCTTATTAAGAAATAGTCTTTTAGCAAATTCTATTCTTATATTTTGTGGATCACTCGTTAAGCTCTTCTCTTTTGAGTATGGTACACCCAGCTCAGAGAGCAGGAGTTTATACTCGGTAGAGACCACCTTATCTCATATCACTACATCATCTCCTAGTACCGCGTATTTCAAGAAGGAATTGATACCCTTCCTGTTTGCAGCAAAGGCTATGAGAACGTGATGGGTTAATGCAAAGACCGCTCATGAGCTATAAAGGCCCATGGGTTGTCCCCTTGCATACCTAACACGTCTGTTTTGATATTCGAAATCCCTATTGGTCATTAAGTTCTCCCAATGCCAAGCATATTCTTCCGAGATTAACACCTCAAGAAGGATTTTCTGCAAGGCCCTGGGGAACCTGTCAGTCGCTGACGAAAGATCGATACTTTCTGCCTCGTGGCCTGCCCTAGATTTTATTCTATTGGCTTGTGCCCCTTGGTCGTAGGTACCATCAGTCGGAAGCTTCCTTAGCATGTTCATCACCCCCTTATGAAGGGGTTTTAGAACTTGCTGTGACCAGTAATCTCCTATGGCTATGACCCGGGTCTTCCCTCCTCCTTCCGAAAGGAAGGCGAGTTTAGATAACCGTTCAGAGCCGGAACCTCCGTCCATTTCAACACACTTATCTAATCAATCTGCCTGTTCACAATAGAGATGTTGTGACATTCAGTGGTAAGATTCGTATATTGATGCGTTTGCCTTAACAGCACACGCATCAAGATGGCTAGAGATCAAAGCAGGACCGTTAGGCCCTGATTTGCCTCCAGTTTGGTGAAATGGTGGATTCCAGTCGATTACAAGGGGTGGGAGCTTAGGTTTAGCTTTGATTACGAAGTCCTTGAAGGACTTTAATAATTGAGGCTCAATCTCGGGACCAGGATCAGTAATGGTCTTGGTATCGAGATTAGGTTCTAGGTGTATTAACCTGTAAAGGTTTAGTACAGTTAGAGCAAACCTTCGTTCATTCATACTTCCTCTGAGAGGAGCTTTCAGAAAACTAATCATTTTCGGAAAACCATCTCGGTCGGACTTAGTGAATGGGAGCGGAACTATTGGTAATTCAAGGGAATACTGTTTAGACAATTGGAACAATCCTTTTAATCTAATCAGAGCCCCTTGTTTACCTTCGTTGGATACTAATTTCTCAAAAAGGAGTTGGTATTTAACAACTGATTCACTGTGCAGCTGATCAAGACCATTACCCTGTCAGACCAACAAAGTCTGTATTAGTGTAATGAGTCTAGGATTCAGTTTCATGGGTTTCGGATAGTTACTGCTCTCCCCTTGGTAGGGTGCCTCTACTCGAGACGTGAAAGTAGACAGTGAAGTTCGTTTTCCGGCATTACTGCCGG